TCATTGACCGCTGTTGGTTCCTATACCGTGGGTGCTTCTACCGAGGTAACTGTTATAGGACTAGACCTAGCTAATACAACCGCTAGTCAGATCTTGGTAGACGTTACGCTAAACGATGGCACTAACGATACCTACCTGATCAAACAAGCGCCTATCCCCTCCGGTGGTTCGCTAGTCGTAGTAGGTGGAGATCAGAAGGTAGTCCTGGAGACAAACGATAGCATAAAGGTCAAGAGCGATACAGCTACCTCAGTCGATGCTGTAATGTCAATTCTGGAGATCACCTGATGCCTTATCTAGGTAACGTACCAGCCGAGAACTACGCGCAGGTTAGCTACCAAGATCTAACCGGCGGGTCAGGCACAAGCTTCACGCTCGACTATGCAGTAGGCAGTGCTGGTGAGATCGAAGTTTTCGTTAATAACGTCAGGCAGGAGCCGACTGTAGCTTACACAGTATCTGGCACTTCGTTGACTATGACCGGAAGTATTGCCGCTACGGATGATTTCTATGTAGTCTTTCAGGGTAAAGCAGAGAAGTCAGGCACGATACCTGAGAAGCAAACCGACGGTACATATGTGTTTCCAGACGATGTGACGGTAAACGGTAACATAACCAGCACAGGCATCGACGATAACGCTACTAGCACTGCCATGACACTGGACTCGTCAGGTAACTTGCTGGTGGGGACTACTGATAATACTGTCTATAATAACAGCGGTTCTGGAACAGGAATTAATCTACAAAACTTTGGTAATATTGCAGTAGCCAGAGATGGTAATGACTGCATGGTTTTGAATCGTCTTAACTCGGACGGTCCTATTGCCTTGTTCAACAAAGACGGCAGCAGTGTGGGCAGTATCGCAAGTGGAGGTGGTCGTTTAGCTATTGGTGATGCTACGGTGGGTTTGCGTTTCGTAGATGCTAGTACAGATCGTATCTCACCTTGGAACCTTTCAACTCAAGCTGATAGAGATAATGCAGTAGATTTAGGAGAATCTAGCGCAAGGTTCGACGACATCTATGCTACTAACGCAACTATCCAAACGTCTGACCGCAACGATAAGCAAGACATTGCAGAGCTAGACGAAGCTGAGAAGCGCGTTGCTACAGCCGCTAAAGGTCTCATTCGCAAGTTCCGCTGGATAGATTCAGTAGCTGAAAAGGGCGACGATGCTCGTATCCATGTTGGTGTTATAGCTCAAGATCTACAAGCTGCGTTTGAAGCTGAAGGTTTAGACGCTGGTCGCTATGCAATGTTCATAAGATCTACATGGTGGGAAGCTACTGAGACTTATACCGATGATGAAGGTGTAGAACAAACCAGAGTTAATACATACGAAACAGCAGAAGAAGCCCCAGAAGGCGCAGTTGAACGCACTAGATTAGGTGTTCGCTATCCTGAATTATTAGCGTTTATCATAGGAGCGTTGTAATGCCCTACATAGGTAACAGCCCAGCCAACAACGTCAGAGGTCGGTTCTATTACACAGCAACCGCAGCCCAAACGGTGTTCAGTGGTGCAGACAGCAACGGTAAGACACTTGCGTACCAAGACGGTGGCTACGTTGACGTGTACCTGAACGGCGTATTGTTGCAAGATACTATCGACTATACGGCTACGACTAAGACTTCTATAACTTTAGTATCGGGTGCAACGGCTGGTGATCTGATCGAAATTGTAGCCTACGGGATCTTCTCTGTAGCTGATACAGTGTCTGCGGCTAGTGGTGGTACGTTTGAAGGTGCGGTAACAATCAACTCTGACTTAACCGTAGATACCGATACGCTCTATGTTGATAGCACGAACAATAGGGTTGGCATTGGAACTACATCGCCTGACACATTAGTTGAAGTTTCGGCAGATTCTGGAAACGCATCAATCAAATTTGCTCGCTCAAACACTGCAAGCACTGACGATGACTTTGGTAGTATAGTTTTTGAGAATAGTGTTGGCACAACATTAGCTTCGATTAGAGGTGTAAGTAAATCCGGTAATACGGAAGCAGGCATTACATTCGGTGCTGGTGGTGGTGATGCTACCAGAATGACGCTTGATAACAGCGGAAATTTGGGCATTGGTACAGGCTCACCTACTGGCTCTGGTAAAATACTCCATTTAAATGGATCAAGCACTGTAGCCGATTTTCATATGACTAACTCAACCAGTGGTTCAACATCTACTGATGGTTTTATTCTTAGATACAGTGGACTGAACGCGGAGTTTTTAAACAGAGAAGCTGGAAGCAATATCTTTTACACAAGTGGTACTGAGCGCATGCGCATAAATCAAGCTGGCCAAGTTACTATGGGGTCCAGCAGTCATGCAGATGATATTCTCTATCTCACTCGTAGCAATGACGGAAAGCTACAAAGGTTTTTTAAGGGTGCAACCGAAGTAGGCCGTATCGGCGTTGTAGGCGGTGGTATGTTTATCGGAGATAGTGATGTCGGTATCGAAATGGACGGTGCACAAAATGCTATACGCCCGTGTAACACAAACACGCCAGCGGTAAGTGACAACTATCTTAGTTTAGGTACTTCAAGTAGCCGTTGGAAGGATATTTATGCTGTAGATACATCTATTAACAGTTCAGACCAAACAGAAAAGCAACAGATTGTATCATTAACCGACGATGAAATAGTTGCAGCAAAAGCTATCAGTAAGCTCTTTAAAACCTACAAATGGAATAGCAGTGTAGAAGTCAAAGGTGATGCAGCTAGAACACATACAGGCGTTATAGCTCAAGAAGTCGAACAGGCTATGACCGATGCTGGCTTAGATGCTGGGAACTATGCTTTCTTTATTAAAGGTGTTTGGTGGGAAACACAGACAGAAGTTCCTGCTGTTGATGAAGTTGTTGATGAAGACGGCAACGTCATAACTGAAGCCAAAGAAGCATACACCCGCACAGATACCTATAACACGCTGGAAGAAGCTCCCGATGATGCAACAGAGCGTACTCGGTTAGGTATCAGGTATCCTGAGCTACTAGCGTTCATAGGCGCTGCAACAGAACAACGCTTAACATCCATCGAAGCCAGACTTGACGCACTGGAGAACGCATAATGGCCCTAAGCACAATCCAGAACAACAGCTTTGCAGACACAGCGGTACACGGTTTTCGTAACATCATAATAAATGGTGCGATGCAGGTGGCGCAGCGTGGGACTTCTACAACTAATGTTTCATCTTCTGGGTACTATTCTTGTGACCGTATGCAATTTGTTCAAAGTGGTCGGGATCAATTTGAAATAACTGTTTCTCAAGATTCAGACTCACCGGATGGTTTTAGTAATTCATGGAAAATGCAAACAACTACGGTTGAAACTGCTATAGACTCTACAGAATATGTTTTGTTCAGGACAAAAATAGAAGGTCAAGACCTACAGCACTTAAAATACGGTACTTCTAATGCTCAACAACTTACATTATCTTTTTGGGTTAAATCTTCCATAGCAGCAACGTATGCTGTTTATTTGTATCAACCTGATGACGTAAGAATTATCGGTTCGACTTACACAATAAACTCAGCGTCAACGTGGGAATATAAACAAATTACATTCTCCGGAGATGTTACAGGTATTATAGATAATAATAATGGTGAGGGATTGCACGTTGTTTGTGTATTAGCAGCAGGCTCTGGTATGCGAACCACTGATAATACTTCATGGAGCGCATATGCATCAGGTAAACTTGCTTATGGTCACACTGATACAGCTAACACACTTCTAACCACACTTAATGCCACATGGCAAATCACAGGCGTCCAGTTAGAGATCGGCTCTGAAGCAACCCCGTTCGAGCATCGCCCGTATGCGGATGAGCTTCAGAGGTGTCAGAGGTATTTTTACAAAGACAGTACGTCTAATCATTTTCTTCGTAGTTTTAATGCTTCTTCAACAGGTGATTGGTATGAAGACTATCCTTTACCTGTGTCTATGAGAGCAACTCCTACTTGGACAGCACAACTTGGAGGCGATGTATCTAAAGTAAATGCTGTGTCAATCTTTGGAAAAACAAATAAATCAGGGTATGTCATATTTACAGTAAATAGCACAGGTCAAGGTTATTGTAGTTTAAATACAGTAACTGCGGATGCGGAGTTGTAAACATGGATGAAATGAACATTACTTCAGCCCAGTATTTTGTTTTTAATGGACGCAACGATGGCATCCAAGCAACCATCGACGGCGTTGAGATGTCAGTCCCTTTAGACCCCGCCAACCGTCACTACGCCGAAATCCTGCGCCAAGTAGAAGCAGGCGTGTTAACAATTCAAGAAGCCTAGGAGATAGCCAGTGGTTAGCAACAAAAAAATCACAGACCTTGACGAGATCAGCTCGATCACCGTTGCCGACGACGACGTTCTAGCTATCGTAGACGTTAGCCAAGACAAGACCTACAAGATCCGCAAGGACGCTTTCGAGGTAGCTATCTCCGGTGTGACCTCTATGGCAGCTAGCTCACCATTGGCTACCAATGCTACTACAGGAGCCGTAACGCTTACGCTAAACACCGTCCCCGTGAGCAAAGGTGGTACAGGCGGTATTACAGCGAGTGAGGCTAGAACGGGTATTGGTCTAGGCACCATAGCTACGCAAGACTCAGACGGTATCTCTGTGACCGGTGGTTCTCTCAGTGGTCTGACCAGCGTAGGCACCAGCGCACTGACTGCAACAGGCACTTCCACGCTGAGCACGGTAGACATCAACGGCGGTGCAATCGACGGAACTACAATCGGAGCAAGTACCACGAGCACAGGCGCGTTTACCACGCTGAGTGCCAGCGGTGGTTACACGGGCAGCGTCACCGGTAACGTTACAGGAAACGTAACAGGTAATCTTACTGGTAACGTAACCTCCAGCGGTACTTCGTCGTTCAACGCGCTGACCACATCTGGTAACGCCTCGGTAGCTAGCTTTACTTTAAACGGTACAGCTGTCACAGCTACCGCAGCTGAACTTAACAAGCTCGACGGTGTAACAGCCTCGACAGCAGAGATAAACATCCTAGACGGTGTAACTGCGTCTACAGCTGAGATTAACAAGCTCGACGGTCTTACCTCAACCACAGCTGAGCTTAATAAGCTCGACGGGTTTACCGGTGATGCTACAGACCTGAACTACGCCAAGAGCCTGTACGACACCGGTGTGACCTCTACAGAGTTCGACAAGCTAGACGGCGTCAACGGAACCATCTGGCACAACGGTAACGACGCGCTGGTTACCGGTGGGAATGACTCTAATGGTTACGTAAAGTTACCCAACGGTCTGTATATTATGTGGGGTTTAGCTAATATTAGTAGTACTGGTATTTCAACAGTTACTTTTCCAACAGCCTTTCCAACCTATTGTTTTACCGTAGTTACGGCAGTGGGTAACTACTTCTCTGGAACTTTTAACGGACTTTACGGCAGTAACTGGAGCCGCAGTAGAACGGGATTTAGCGGTTATTTTACTTCTTCATTACCAATTAAAACATACATAGCCATAGGTATCTGAGCATGAAATACGCACACATAGACGACAACGGTCAAATTCTAGGTTGGTACGACCAAGAGATACACCAAAGTATCCCCGAGCCTAACGTACAGGTGTCTGAGGAAGTATGGCAAAACGCTTTAGACTCAAGCCACAATACAATCATCGATGGCGTAACTAGCCAAGTCGATCACAGAAGCACAGAGCAAAAAGCGTCTGATGCTAGGTTTTTACGTAACGAACTTTTAGTATCTGAAGTTGACCCCATTGTTACAAACCCGCTCCGTTGGGCAGAGCTGTCTTCAGCAGTGCAACAACAGTGGACAGACTACCGTACAGCTCTGCTCGATGTACCACAACAGTCAGGGTTTCCTAATCAAGTCAATTGGCCTACCAAACCTTGACAACTTACCTCGCCCGTGTTAAAATAAACAAAACTAGAGCTAGAAGCTCTGGGAGAAAAGCATGACCGTAGAATCTGCTACGTATATTAGTCAGCTAAATACAGCACAACCTACAGCAAGTGACAATATCTCCGAAGGTGACGATCACCTACGGCTGATTAAGAGTGTCTTACAGTCACAGTTTCCTAACTTGGGAACCGCAGCTGCCAGACCCACCGCAGCACAGCTGAACAAACTTGGTTTCGAGACTGGTATGATTATCATGTGGTCTTCGTCGTCTGCACCAACGACACAGACGATCAGCGGTGTAAACGATTGGCTGCTCTGTAACGGAGACGCGTACAGCGCTTCAACGTACTCTGACCTGTACTCAGTCATAGGTACAACCTTTGGCTCAGATGGTGCAGACTTCTTGGTGCCAGACTTCCGCACATATTTCCCAGTCGGTGTCGGTACTGGCTTTACCCTTGGCTCGTCTGGTAACGCTACGGCTACAGCGGGTACAGACGTGCTTAAATACATTCCCATGAACTTTCTGATTAAGACTTAATCGTGGATGGAACTAGACGTAAAATTCCTGATTACGCTCGGCGGTCTCGCTGCGTCAATAATAGGCGCTAGTGCTGTCGCTAAATACCAACTTAAGAACATCCTAGAAGAACTACGCAGCCTGTGGTCTTCTGTCAAGAAATTAGATCAACGCTTGGATAAAAAAGACGTAGACACCGAAATGCTAAGTCAAAAAATGTCGGTGATTGTTTCCATGATGACGCCCGATGTCCTGGAGCGTAGACACAGAGAAACCGAAGCTTTGAAGAAAGACGTTGAATTTATTAAGGAAAAACTTAAATGATTACTTACCGAGGTGAAAAGTTTTCAGGCTACAATAAGCCCAAGCGCACCTCTGGTAAATCCAAGAAGTTTGCGGTGCTAGCTAAACAAGGCGACAAGGTTCGTCTTATCAGGTTCGGTGATCCTAATATGACTATCAAGAAGGATCAACCGGGGCGTAGGCGTAGCTTCAGAGCTAGGCACAAGTGCGATACTAATCCCCCTAGTAAACTTACAGCCCGATATTGGAGCTGTAAGAAATGGTAAAGGAGAAGAATATGGGATACGGTAAGAAAAAAGGCGGCGGTAAGAAAACAAAGTTAGGAAACCGCTGCTAACCATGAACATAAAAGAACTCGCTGCTCAAGCGTCTGTTGTACTTAGTAACCCTGTCTTTGAAGAAACTATCAAGACCTTGGAAGACAATCTAACAACAGAATGGAAAAGCAGCGAAGATCCTAATCAACGAGAACTATGTTGGCTACGACTACAAGCGTTACATTCTATCACAGAACAACTAAACGCTTTCGTACACAACGACAAAATTGAAAACTACGAAAAATGAGGAATCAAAGATGAGCACGGCACAGACCAATCCGCAGGACGCGGAAGTCGCACAGCCACAGCTTAGCATGTTCGATGTTATGTTTGGAAGTGACGAGAGCACTAATCCAGAACAAACTATCGAAGAACCCGTTGAACAAGAAGAGTACGAAGCTGAGCCAGAGCTTGAAGCTGAAGCTGATGACGAAGCAGAGTACGTCGAGGACGACGGTGACTACGAGGTAGACGAACAAGAAGAGCAACCGGAAACCCAACGCTACTACATCAAAGTTGACGGTGAAGAGCAAGAGGTCACTCTGGACGAGCTTCGAAACGGCTATCAGAGACAAGCGGATTATACCCGTAAGTCTCAGGCACTTGCAGAACAGCGCAAGGCTTATGAAGCTAACCTCCAGGCAATTCAGTCTGAACGTGAGCAATACAGTCAAGCTCTTGAAGTGATGGCAGCGCAACAAAAGAATGAGCTGGCACAGTACGAGAACATCGACTGGAAAACTCTCAAAGAAGACGACCCTATGGAATACATGGAGAAGCGTCTGGAGTTTCAGGAAGCACGGGACAAAATTGTCCGTGTGCAACAAGAGCAGCAACGAGTTGCAGCTGAACAGCAGCAGCGAGTTCAACAGCAATTGTCGGAGATAATGCAGACAGAGTTTAATAAGCTCAAAGAAGCACTACCGGCTTATGCTGATCCCAGCTCTAACCTGAAAAATGAATTGCGAGACTACGGGTTATCCCTTGGTTTCTCGCAGCAGGACTTAGACTCGATCTCTGATCACCGTGTAGTCTTGGTGTTACACAAAGCAATGCTCCAAGATCGTGCGGCTCAGGGTACAGTACGTAAGGCCAAATCTTCAAAGCCTGTGCCCAAGGTTGTTAAGTCAGGAACTCCTGAGTCTAAAACTCAGCGTAGCAAGAAAGCTTCGCAACAGCGTCGGGAGCGACTGGCTAAAACCGGTAGTACGCGAGATGCCACTAGTGTTTTTCTGGACTTAATCTCTTAAACTTAAGGAACTAAACTAATGGCACAACCAACTGGAGTATATGTAACCCACTCCTCCGTCGGTCTTCGGGAGGATTTGGAAAATGTGATTTACGACATCTCGCCAACCGATACACCATTTATGTCAATGGGTGGTCGTATGGATGCGATTGCTGTAAACCACGAATGGCAAACAGATGCACTTGCAGCCGCTAGCGCGAGCAACTTCCACGAGGAAGGCGCTACGCTGACAGCTGCTGAGCCAGCGGCAACTACCCGCCTTGGTAACATCTGTCAGATCGCTCTGAAAACCACGCTCGTCTCCGGTACTCTCGATGCAGTGTCGAAGGCTGGTCGTCGCGAAGAACTTGCCTACCAGATGACCAAGCGTTCAGCTGAGCTTAAGCGCGATATGGAAACATCTCTCGTAGGTGCTAACCAAAGCAAGACCGCTATGTCAGCAGACAGCACGGTTCGTAAACTTGGTTCACTTACATCTTGGGTTGCTACCAACGTGGACGAAGCTTCTGACGCAACTGCCGGTGGTAACGGTACTGCTCGTACAGACGGTACTGCTCGGTCATTCACCGAGACACAACTTAAAGCTGCGATCTTGTCTGCATACGACGAAGGTGCAAACATCAAATACTTGATGATGTCACCTGCTAAAAAGCAGACCTTCTCTAGCTTTGTTGGTGTTGGTGCATCTGGCGGTTCTTCTAACCGTATTGACGCAGCTGACCAGCGCATCATCGGTGGCATGGACGTATACGTCTCTGACTTCGGTGAAATGGCTGTTGTACCGAACCGCTTCCAGCGAGCTAGCGACGTATGGTTGCTAGACCCAGAATACTACGGTGTCGCATACTTGCGTCCGTTCTTCCAGAAAGAGGTTGCTTCAACCTCCGACGGTGAGCAACGCGCAATCATTGCTGAGTACACTCTCGTATGTAAGAACGAGAAAGCTCTCGGCGCTGTATACGATCTGTCGTAAGTCTAAACCGGGGAGGGTCCTAGTGGCTCTCCCCAATTAGAGGTTAGTATGTCTTCTCCTATTAAAACCAAAGTCAAGTACGATCACGAAACAGACAACATTGTTGTCAATCGTGTGCAGGACGTTGAACCCCTGCTGGAACTCAATAAGAAAGAACTTAACGGCGACTCGATGTACGGTCCACAGGCAAACTCTGGGATGCGTAAGGTCGCTAGTATTCCGCTGGTCGTGATCGAAAAGTGGAAGAGAGAACTAGGCGTTGATGTCTTTAACAAAGATCATATGCCGAAGGTTAAGCAGCTTCTTAATGATCCTACGTACAGGTGGCTTAGGACACACGAAAGCAAGATCTAATGGCTCTGTCTACCTACGACCAATTAAAGACAAGCATTGCTAATTATTTGAACCGCTCCGATCTGGACGCGGTTATTCCTGATTTTATAACGTTGACCGAACGCAGGCTAGATCGAGACATACGCGCTCGTGCTAACATGGTCCGTGCCAACACTACGACTGTCTCTGGCACAGCCTTCTACAATCTTCCGACAGATATGCTTGAGCTACGAAACGTTGTCTACGACAGCACGAGCAACAGCTACGCTCTAGCTTATATGTCGCCTGAATCGCTGAGCCGGGAGTACGGTACTTATACCAACGGCGTTCCACGCGCCTACTCAATCATCGGCGAGGATTTAAAAATTGCTCCTACACCTGACGGGTCCTACACCCTCGGTATCAATTACTACGAAGCGCTCACCCCTTTGTCTTCTAGTGTCGCAACTAATAACATTCTTGACAATTTCCCTGAGCTGTATTTGTTCGGCTCTTGTGCTGAAGGGGCTGTATATCTTAATGATACTGAGCAGCTCCAACGGTTCACAGCTCTTTACCTAGAAGGTGTCAATTCAGTTAGAGCTAACGAGGAATCAGCTAGATACAGTGGTACAGTTATGACCATGAGTGTCCAAGGTGATCCAGGGGGTATGGTTCGTAGAGGAGCCTAGGTATGTCTAATCAACTTCTTACAGAGGACGGCGTAGGTTTACTGACACAAGCCTTTGTCGCTCTGGATAGAGAATACTACGTACCCTTTTGGACCAATACGAACAATACGCTTACCCAGGAAGACGAAGGAAACCTACTGTTCCAAGACGACAGCTATATTGTCCTTCAGAGCTACGAGAGTACAGACTGGCCGGGTGAGTCCGATAACGATACCAACTTTAGCCGCACCATGTTTAACATAGCGCAGGAAGACGGTGGTAACATTTTGTTCCAAGACGGTACCTATATAGCTCTACAAGCATTTGGCAGCACAGTATGGACACGCACTGATGGCTAAACAATTATTTGACATCAATGGGTTACAGGGTGGCTTCTCGTTCAACCACGATTTGTCTCCCTACGACATGCCGCCAAATATGTTCAACGATGTACAGAACGTACGTTTTCTAGACAAGAAGGCTGGTCGTATAGACGGTCATACGCAGGTACTCGGTACTCCTACCGCTGATCCCTATTGGGCTATCAGCTGGACAAAGGGGTCTACAGATCTGTGGATCTACGGTGGTCTAACTGAGCTTTACCAGATCAACGACACCACGCACACAACTGTTACTCGTAGCTCCGGGTCGTATACAACGATCTCTGGCACAGAGAACAATTGGCAAGGCGGTATCCTAGGCGGTGTGCTGGTCTGTACCAACGGTATAGACGTTCCTCAAAAGTATGCACAAGGCGATAGCCAGTTTGCTGACCTGACTAACTGGCCTAGCACTCTCCGCTGCAAATCTATTGTCCCGTTCAAGAACCACCTAGTTGCTCTTAACCTAACAGACAGTGGCACCTCGCTACCGTTCTCTGTACGTTGGAGCGACGCTATACCAGAGGGTGCGTCGAGCAACGGTGCTAACACATGGGTCACGTCTAGTACTGACTCCGAGTCTGCTCAGACTACCATTGGTGGTACAAAGGGGCATATCTTAAATGGTCTTGCTCTGGGCAACGAGCTTATGGTATACAAGGAAGATAGCGTACACGCCATGACATACGTCGGCGGTGCGTTTACGTTTCAGATACGCGAGCGCTTTAAGAACGCTGGTCTAATTGCTAGAGACGCTGTGGTGGCGTTGGGAGACGGTAGGCATGTCTTTGTCAGTGCTGATGATATTTATATTCACAATGGCGCTCAGCTCCGTAGTATCATAGACGACCAAGTACGTTCGTTCTTCTTTAACGATCTAGAGCAAGACTCAGCGTACCGTACGTTCTGCGCTCATAACAACATTAAAAATGAGGTTTGGATCTGCTATGCTTCGTCTGACGCTGTCAACGACCTGCCTAACAAGGCTCTGATCTGGAACTACGTTGATAACACTTGGACCACCAGGGAACTCCCTGGAACCAGGTTCATAGCACAGGGCATCGTTAATCCTACCTATACTAACTCTTGGACCAACGCTGGTACAACGTGGGAAGACACACCGAGCACATGGGGCTTTAACCCTTACAGTTCCACGCGTGACTCTTTGCTCATTTGTGGCACAGCTGATACAAAGTTGTATCTTGTCGATTACGGTAACGACTTCGATGGTACAGACTTTACCTGTATCCTAGAGCGCGTAGGTCTCCACGCTGGTAATACCAATATGGTCAAGTCTGTCACACGAATGTATCCCCGTATCGAGGGTACAGGAACCGTGCAGATTAGTGTAGGCGGTGAGATCAACCCGTACGAAGGGGTGACGTATTCAGATCCCGTGACGTTCCGCATAGGTCAAGACAACAAGGTGGATTGTCGTGTACGGGGTAGGTACATAGCGGTCAAGTTTGAAACAACCGGAGACACCAGGTTTAATTTGTCTGGCTACGCTCTGGAAGCAGAGACGGTGTCTGAACGATGACGGTACAGTTTCCTCGCTTTGAACCAGCTACTGTACCAGACGATCCCGCAGCGTTGCCGCGCTACTTGCAGGATATGTTCAACGAGATAGCAGCTGCGATAAACGTGGCTCGCGATGGACACATAGATGTGATATACTCAGCCCCCACGAAGCCACAACAGGGGGACATAAGGTATGCAGATGGAACAAGTTGGAACCCAGGAAGCGGAGAAGGACTTTACCTTTATAACTCCGCTGGATCATGGGTACAGTTATAAGTTAGCCAACCCACACCATCCAGAGTTTAAGGAGCTAGTGGTAAGTTGTATCGAGTACTTAGACAGATCAATCAAAAGATCCAACAACTCGAGATACGTTACCGCTGTAGACTTTGCGTTGAACGCGCTGGAGAAACGCTCCGACTTCTGGGTCTCCGCAAACGAAGCAGGAGCGGTGTTTGGAGCGTTCCTAATTGGGAAGGCAGAATACCCCCAAAGTGTCGGGGTGTACTTCGAAGCGTTAGCAGGTGAGTTAAACTATGAGCACGGACTACCGTACATAGAAGACTACTATAGGAACTTAGGGTATCAGTTTGTAGAGATCACAGGTAGGCGAGGATGGGTAAAGGCGCTAGAGCCACAGGGGTACGAGTTTAAAAATGTAACAATTGTAAAGAGGTTATAATGGGTAATCCTTTTAAATCTAAGACCAAGATGGTCACGATCCCACAACAGAGTACCACGCAGGGTAGCTCTGAGATCCAGCCATATGCTCCGGTAGTACCTTATATAGAAAGCCTGCTACCGCAGATTGAAAGCACGTTTAGCCAAGCACCGGCTTTGTTTACAGAGTCGCTTGTCCCACAGCAAACAGCTGCAACGCAACAAGCATATGACCTGTATGGGCAAGTTGGTGCCCAGTCGGCAGCTTTGTCTCCAATGTTCCAAAACTTGCTACAACAACAGGCTGGCATAGCTGGAGCTGCTCCCGGAACCTCTGCAATATTTGAAGCACAGACAGGTGCGTTGGCTAATCAAGCCCGTGCTATGACAGAGCGCGACAAACAGATAGCACAGCAGCAGGCAATGGAAGCTGGGCAGTTTGGTCTAGGGTCTACAGCTCTGGGCGAGATGCAGACGCTACAACAACGTCAGCGTGAAGAGCTAGTGCAGCAACAACTTGCACAAGCACTTGGTCAAGAAGACGTACGTAGACAACAGGCACTAGGGACTTTACCTGGTCTGGCTCAACAGTATCTCGGTGCTACCGCAACGCAGGCGTCGATGCAAGAAGCCATTGGTCGGAGCCAAGAGCAACAGCGAGCTGCTGAGCTTGCTGACGCTGCTAGGTTGGCACAGCAGCAGCAAGAAGCAGAACGCTTGCAAGTCACCAACCTTGCTAACTTGCTCGGTGGTCTTGCTGGTCTGGGTAGCCAAACGTCTTACCAACAGGCAATGCAGGGTACAACAAGTCAGGCTTTCCAACAACCATCGTTGTTCCAACAAGTTGCTGGACCTGCTGCTGCTATTGGTTCTGCCATGATCTCGGACATTAGGCTCAAGACTGAAATCAAACGTGTCGGTAAGTTACCAAACGGTATCCCTGTGTATCGCTGGGAGTGGACAAAAGAGGGCAAGGAGAAAGCTGAAGGTCAACCAAGTTTTGGTGTCTTGGCTCAAGAGGTTCTGGACTTTATGCCCGATGCAGTCACCGTTGGCACAGACGGGTACTACCGCGTAGATTACGGGAAGGTGTTAAATGGGTGATATCTTTGGATTTGGTCGTTCTAGTAGTGCCCCTAGCTCTACTGATTTTTTAGATGATCCTAGGTTTTTATTACCTTCAGGTTCCCAAGGTGAAGATAGTTATGAAGGCGGTATGGACTTTGCAAACGCATATGCAACGTCATCCGACTACGGTCCAGATCTTAGC